ATCGTTGCCAAGTTGATCGGCCGGCACAGCGTCTGTACCATCCCGAAGGTCGCCCCGCTGGACCACGCCTTTCGCTCGGCGTTAAACACGTCGACCTTGGCCGACGGGTTGTAGCGCTTGAAGGTCTCTTTGTTCTGGGTGACAAGCTCGTCGCGGTGCTGGATGACGAGTACCGGTGCTTTCTTCACGAACGGCGCAAGAATCGCGCTGCCCATGACCGTCTTACCTGCGCCAGTTGGCGCGATTCCTAGTGTGTTGCCGCACTTGCCCAGTGCGTCGATACAGGCGTCAACGAACTGCGCCTGTCTTGGTCGTAAAATCATGTAAGTGCCTTTGTTTCACTGACGCAAAAATGAAAAAGCGTCGTTGCAGGATCTCCCTGCACACCATGCGGCTTGAGAATGCCGCTGGTTCTACCTCAAAAAAGGGGGGCGAGACAACCATTATTGCCCCGCCCCCCCCAACCTCAAACAAACTGTGCTACTTCAGCCAAGCAGGTTTCTTGCCAACCGTCGCCGTAGGCGCGGCGGTCTTCGCTACTGGCACCGGTGCTTTCGCCTCAGGCGCACTCTCATTAACTTGGTTCCAGAGCTTGTGCCCGTTGCTGCTTGGATTGGGTGAACCCCAGTCGCTGATGGAGTTACGGTCAGCGCGTCCGTCCTTTCCCTTGTCGATACCAACCTTAATGACGACCTCAGCGCCGTTGAGCGCCTCAATGATTGAGTTGAAATCACCGTCATTGAACTTCTCGTATGAGGATGGGTCTTCGTAGTTAAAGACGCCACGGCTCTCAAGAATGCGAGTGATTGCCCCGATACCCATCTGGCGCCACACCTCGCTGTTGGCTTCATCGAACGGGTTGCAGACCATCCCGAACACGCGCCGGTTGTTGTACTGACCCCCTTGGATAACGAGCTCGATGGAGAGGTAGTCTCCACCGGTGGACTGACTGCTCTTGCGCTCCTTCACCACAAGGACGGCTTTCGCCACTGTCCCCTTGGGAATGAGTTCCATCTCTGTTGACCCGACGTTTGTTGATTGTGCGTTGAACATACTGCTTTCGATTTTTGTTTAGTGTTTGGCGGTGTCGATGCGTTTACCTGCGCGGATCTTGGCGAGCACCTTCCCAAGGTCAGCGGGTTCTTGAAGCTCCAGCGTACCGGAGCGGTCTTTTGCGGGGTAGCCCCACGGGTTTTGTTGGTGGCAGACGAAGGCGCGGTATTGCGACTTGTCCTCTGCCTCGAAGTTCTGAAGCGTCAGAACGAGGTCAAAGATACCAGGCAACTCGCGACCCGTCTTCGAGCCCTCGATTTGAACGTCCCAGTACTTCCTCTTTAACTCATCCTCCTGCTGCTCCAGAATCCCCACCAGCACCACGTTCTTGTGGCAGTGCTGTAGTTGGGTCACCCAACGAATCATCTCGCGTCCAAGAAGCCCGTAGGCCCCACGGGTGTCGGGCTTGCCGGTCTTGTCGCTGAACGCTTCCGGTTGCTGCTGGCACCATTCGAAGCACATCCGGCTTGCAACGGTGATGGAGTCAACGAACAGCGTTTCATACTGCTCGTGTCCGGACGCCGGCCCGAACGCCTTAACAACGGACTCGTACGCCGACTTCGAGTAAGAGCCGTTGGCGTCCGCAGGATCCGGTCCACCCAGCCACAGGGCGATGGCCTTCGCCAGCTCCCACGGATGAGCGCCCATCTCGTTTGACGTGCCGCGAATGTCAAGGCAGTCGCCCTTCCAATCTTTGCCCAGCGCCAGCGTGCCGGCCTCGAGGTCAACAAAGAGCGTGCTCTTCGCGTCCAGCGTGCGTGCTTGGTAGGTCTTACCAACACCGGCAGGGCCGAACACAACCGCCTTCACGCAGTCCGAGGTGCGCTTGAGGCGCTCGTCTGCCTTAATGATGCGCAGGCTCATTTTACGAAGGTGATACGGGGTTCGCTGAACTTGGTGGTACGCGCCTCCATAACGCGCCGCAGCACGTCTTCGTTGCCGATGCGCTCGATGGTCTTGGACGACACCGACATTTTGGTGGTGACAAGCTCCCGTGCGTCAGCCAGCGGCAGCGACTCGTACAGAGCCTGCAACTTGCCCTGATCCCACAGGTAGGTCGCCTTGACTTCGTACGTCAGCTTTACGCCGTCCACTTCCGTTGTGAGTGAGCCGTATCCACGGCCCGACTCTGCTAGCAGGTTCTGGAGGTTCGCCCCATGCTCTTGCATGACGGCCTGCTCCAGCGTTTGGATTTCTTCTTCAAGGGCGGAGATTTTTGTGAGCCGTTTGGCTATCTCCTCCCGCATTTTTTTCAGGTTCATTTTCTAGTTCACGTTTCAGTTTATGGCACACGTCTTCGAGTCGAAGCACCCAGCCTTCGCGGTGTGCAAGCGCAACCAGCGCCGCAAACTTCTCCAGCGGGATTTTCCGTCTGCGAATCCATGTTGATATTGTTCTCGGTTGCACAAGTACACCCGCCAACACCAACTTCTTCCAGAGCAGGTTCTTTCCCCCGAACCGGAAGACCATGTGCCTCGCATCGATTTGGTAGCTCATGGCGGGGATGAAGATGTACGCATTTTTTGCGTATCGCAACATCTTTTTTCATTTCGTCGCAAGACGCTTTCTCGCAACGTATTGGCCCATGGAACCAGTCTCCTTCGACACCCTCGTTCAGCGTTTCACCGGTGTGCATGGCATTCAGGCGGGTCTTCTTGTCCTTGCGCCCAAGGTGCATTCCGACTCAGGGCCGATTGCAACCATGGGCAGCGCACTGCCACCGGACACCATTATCCCCAAGGGCGCAGGGATTTACGACGAGAACGGTATGCTCCCGAAGATTGAAGGCAAGGGGCTGGAGTTTATCGCTTACGCCTAGGCTCAAGAGCCTTCTCGAAGAGGGAAGCTTCAGCGTCTCTGCGGCGTTGTAAGCCTTTGGTATTCGGCCACAAACGCTTCATCGATCGGATGAGTTCCGGTACGTCGTAGAACCGGCGGTCACGCATCGCGTTCTGGATGCCCAGCATCTCCGAGCGTCTTTCGCCCGAGAGAGCCGTCCCACGGTTGAACACCAAGGAGATAAGGGCGTCTCGCGCCTCGTCTGGAAGGTCTTCGGCCTGCGGGTAAATGCGCAGCATCCGGAGGTAGAACATGGGCAGCGTGTTCTTCTGGAAGACATCAACGGCCTTCTGCCAAAGCACCACGATAGAGCGCATTGCGGGCGAGGCGTGCAGGAGTTCGCGGGCTGCGTTTGCCTTGACTCCAAGGGCGGCGGTGAGCGCAAGGTAGTCGGACTCGGGGAGCAGTTCCTCCCACGCTTCCGAGAACTGTTGCGGTGTGGTGTAGCCCAAGTCGTAGCCAATTCCAATCGTGACGCCGCTTTGCTCCCCAGGCCACGTCGGGCTCTGAAGAAACTTGCGGTAGTACTCCTCACCGCCGCCAACCTCAAAGTCGATGATGAGCTTTAGACCCGCGTCTGAGATGTTCATTTGTGCTCGGTGAAGAACCGCTCAGAGATTTCACTCACCTTCTTCCACAGCTCCTTCCGGTCGTCCTCGCACTCGCGGATCTTCTGTGAGAGATACCAGATAGCGATTGCCATCGCGCACGCCAGCGGTCCTTGAGCAACAAGTTGGTTCACCATGGGTTCAAACGAGATGTCGGCAATCACGGTTTTTCTTTCCTGAAGATGTTGATGGCTGAGTAAACGCTCACGCCGGCGGTGAGGATAGCGTCCGCTTGGTCAGGCGCAATCTTAACTCCAAAGACCGTGAGAAGGCTGATGATGCCGCGCCATGTGGATGGCTCCATTAACCGAGCGAGGATGTATTTCATGATGATTCGTCCACCAATGAATACTCAATTGGTTTCTTTTCCGTTTGATCGTGAATTTGCGCGTTAATGCTGGCAATCAATGGTGCCGCTACGCGGTACGGTATTTCTCCGAGCGCAGCGTTAAGAATCTGAAGCTGCTCTTGAGTCAATGTAAGTGTGATTGTTTTCATGCTTAGTTCGTCCATGCTGGAACCCAGTATTGCGATCCATCGATAAGAACGCTTAGCCATGTGCCAGGAGCCCCTCCTGCTGTTCCAGGCTTATTTGTTCCAAGTGTTGGAGTTTGCGATCCAGATGTAAATGTGCCGGTTATTTTTGTTCTTGAAGTAAGAAAAATCCCTCCGTCATTTACAAGCTTTGCCTTAAATGCGCCTCCGCTTGAGTATACAATGCCGGTCCCATCGCTCGCAAGCTTGTCGGTTGCATTTCCATCGAATGCAATAGCTTGCCCTTGGGCCATCCTAAATGCCGACTGATAAATGGTTGCTGAACTTGTGTCAAATCCAACCGTGTATCCTGATCCAGCTTGATTTTGAAGTCTAATTCCAAATCCAGCCACACATCCACTTCCAGATGCATCATCTTTTCTGCAAGCAATATCTATCCCAATTCTGTTGTTGAAATTGTCTGCTCCATTTCCAGTAATATCAATCTCAACAGCAACTGCCGCAGTAGTTGGATTTGCTCCAGTCTTGTCGATAACTTCAATCACTGATCCCCATGTTGGTCCGGTAGATCGTTTAATGCCTTGAAAGTATCCGCCAACATTCTCGCCAGCGGTTGCAGAGTTATCTACAACACCTGTAATACCCCACTCAAAGTTAGTATTTCCAGCAGAAACAAAAGTTTTTGCAAGTATTGCAGAGTTTACAAATCCAGCAGTTCCACCTGTGTGATTTGCTCTTCTGTCTACATACAATGTGGAAAAATCATTTGGAGATGTCTGGCTTTGATTGAATGTCCACATCGCATTCTCGTAACTCAGGTTTACGAGCTTGTCTGCGTTCTGAAATGCTTTGCTGCTCATAGGGTATCTGTTTGTTGTGTTAGCTGCGTGGGTCGAACCAGAGGATGTCGATGTCGATGGGAGGCGGGTCTTGGTGCGGGTGGCTTGTGCAGGACAAAAGCGATCAGCGGAT